ACTAAAATTCAAAGGTTGATTGTTTCTTCCATTCTTACAAATGATTGTTTTGGACTTACAGATGAATTAAACATATATGCAGATAATAAAATCCCACGTAAGAAGTTCCAATTTAAGAATGACCAAGAAAAAGTAAGGTTATTCATGGCTTGGTTAAACGAACAAATAAATAGAGAATTGCTTACTGTAGAAGAAAGATATTCTTTAGGGGAATTTGGGGAGACTAATTGGGCAGACTTATACATTTCAGACGCATATAAGAGGGGTGTCTTACGTGCGGATTTAGAGATGAGGAAATTAAAGCCTTCTGGATATACAAGCATAGAAGAGAGAGGAGGGATTAATGCTGTTATGGATACCCCCATACATAGTGATAGATTGAGGTATTTATACACACGTACATTCAATGAGTTGCAAGGAGTGTCCAATGACATGGCTAACCAGATAAGCCGTATATTAACTCAAGGAATTGCTGATGGGGATAGTCCCCGAGTGTTAGCTTCCAAGCTATATAAGGTAATTGGAGGGGGTTTAGAGCTTACGGTTAAGAATGCGGCGGGCATTCCTGTTAGAACTATTTCAGCGAAAGCACGTGCCACAATGATAGCAAGGACAGAAATCATAAGGGCTCACCATAAAGCCAATATCGCAGAATATAGAAGATATGCACTTGCGGGGGTAATTGTACAGGCGGAATTTTCAGCCAATTTTGATGATAGATTGTGTGAGGAATGTAGAGAATTGGATGGAAAGAAATACACATTGGATGAAGCAGAGGATTTAATCCCTGTTCACCCTAATTGTAGATGTATAGTTTTACCATACATTGAGGAGATAGATGAGATGCTTGCTAATAAAACGCATTTTAAGCATGATTTTAAGCAAGATAAATTAAAACAATATAAAACTATTAAAAAGTAAAAATAAAGGGGAAAACGCCGTGAAAACGCAAAATAAAAACATATTAACAGTATTAGCGAGACAAAAGAAAAAATATTCAATCACTATCTTTGAAGAAAACGGAAAAGAATATATATCCGTCCCCGCTGTTATAATGGTGGAGGGTGTGCATCATGGTTCGCAAGGGAAAGTCCTACATACTGCGGAATATTTAAGTGTAAATGTAGAGGATTGGGATAATATTCCTGTTACAATTACACACCCAATGAAAGGGGGGAATTATGTAGGTGTGGCAGAATGTCCTGAATATATCACAGGGCACACAACCCACACTATCTGGGAAGACGGTTTAAAGACGGAATTAGTGTTAGATGTAAATGAATTATCTAAAATAAGTCCCAAGACATTGGAGTCCTTACAAGCCTATGAACCTATTGAAGTATCCATTGGTGCTTTTAGCGAAAATATTGAAGAAAAAGGGACTTTTAAAGGAGAAGATTATGATGCGAAGACAGTAAGTTATATTCCAGACCACGTGGCTATACTTCCAGATGATATTGGAGCGTGTTCTTACGTGGACGGGTGTGGTATTAGAGTTTATCAAAAAGGAGAAAAAAATATGAATAAAGAAAAATTAACAGAGGCTCGTGAAATAGTACGAGATAATAGGTTTACATTAGAGACGTATAAGGATAAGCCTATTGGTTTGGCTCGAAATTATGTAGATGGGCTGGAGACGGATGAGTATTATTTCTGGTTATTAGATGTAACAGAAAATTCCTTGGTTTATGAGAAATCAAACAAGAATGGGGAAAACAAGACTAAGACCTACATGCGAGAGTTTACCATTGACGGAGACCAACTTGTGGTTTCTGATGAAGAAATTGAAGTTGTGGGTGAATTTGTTTACAAGAAGGTGGGAGAAAAGGAAGAAGAGGAAGAAGCAACGGACACAGGGAAAGAAGAAGAGGATGAAGCAACTGAAAAAGAAGAGGATAAAGAAAAGGAAAAGAAACCACAAACCAACAGATGTTGTGAGCAAAAAGTGGTAGAACTCATTGCAAATAAACAGTTAAGTCTATCCAGAGAGGATAAGGATTGGTTATCTCAATTAACAGAGGAACAACTGCAGGCAATCACGCCAAAATCTTTGAATGTAAATAAAGAAAGTGTGAAGTCGCATATATCCATGTACAAGTCTATGGAAGACATTGTGTCATTGCTTCCAGACGTGCATGCAAAGGCAGTACAAGAGGGTTTGGATTTATTAAAGGAAGAAAGAACAAATCTAATTAAAGAAATTCAAGCCAATACCCATAATGCTTGGGGGGATGAAGAATTAAATGCAATGGAAACAAGTTTCTTAAAGAAATTGCATAAGACATCAAAACCAAATGTATTTGTCGGGGGAGGAGCAGGAAAACAAGCTACCAGCAATGATGTTCCAGCACTTCCACCATTAGAATAGTTTAATTATAAATAAATTTTAAAAAAAGGAGAAAAATATGAAGACAGTTATTTTGAAACGTTACAACAACGTACAATTTGAAGCTATAGCGAATGAAGCTATCACTCCTGGTTCACTTGTAGAAGTTATGAGTACAGGTAAGATAAAGAATCACGCTACGGCTCAAGGCAACGCAATTCCTTATTTTGTGATAGAGGATGCGATTATGGGTAAAACCATTAATGATAATGTGGCTAAAGATGATTTAGCAAGAGTTATGGTTGCAGGGAGAGGTGATGAAGTGTATGCTATTCTTGCCACTTCACAGACAATAGTTGTGGGGGATTTGCTTGCAAGTGCAGGTGGTGGAACACTTGAGAAATTCACTGCGATTAAATGTGATAGTACTGCAAGTGCAGGGGCAGTAACAACCCCACTACAGGCAGTAGCAGTAGCATTAGAAGCAGTTACAACTACTTCTGCAACAAAGAGAATTAAAGTAAGAATAATCTAAAGAAAGGAGAAGATAAAATGGAAAATACACAATTAGATTTCATAACCCAACAAGGAGTTGAAGGTAGAGTGGCGCAAGCATTACAAAATCTTGCTGATATATCTTTAAAACGTCCATTTCTTCATACAGATGAGAATGGTATAACACGTTCTTACGTATCCGTATATACAGGGGAAAAAGACAAGGACGGAAAAAAAGTTTATAAAGCTGTTGAATTGCAGGCAAATGATAAGGCTACTTTGAGACGTGATGAATGGGTTCAATTTGATGAAGCAGTATTAGCGGTACAACGTTCACGATTGGGAGGTGTTGCAGACCTTGAAAGTAGGGGGCTTATTTATAACCTAAACAATCCAATGGGTACAACCTCATTGCATTGGGAAACTATGTCCGATGGTATGGAGGCTGTAATCTCAATGGACGGAGTTAGTAGAGGTAGTAATGATAGACCTGAATTTGAAGGTAAATCCATTCCAATTCCAATCTTACATTGTGATTTTGAAATAAATGCACGTGAATTAGAAGCGTCCAGACGCCTGGGCAATCCATTAGACACCACAAAGGCAGAGCAAGGAACACGCCGTATTATGGAGACACTTGAAAAGATGTTGTTTTCTACTACTACATTCACAAAAGGGAGCGGAACTATTTACAGTTACGTAAATCACCCAGACAGACAATTAGCAACTGCAACTGCTGCATGGAACGCAAGTGGTAAGACTACGGCTTTAATTGTGGGTGATGTCTTAGCAATGAAAGGCAAACTCATTGAGAAAGGATTTCACGGTGCTTATGTATTGTATATTCCAACTAAGTATGAAACCTTGATGGATAAAGATTACGATACAACTTCAAATGGCACATCCGACACTTTACGTCAACGTATTTTGAAGATTGAAGGCATTGAGGCAGTTAAAGTGAGTGATTACCTTCCAGATGACAATGTAATATTGGTTCAAATGACATCAGACGTTGTACGCCTTGTAAATGGCTTTAAACCTCAGGTGATAGCTTGGAGTGAAGAAGGCAATATGGTATTTAAGTATAAAGTAATGGCAATCCAAGTTCCACAAATTAGAAGCACCCAAACAGGTCAATGTGGTGTGTGTCATTGGACTAAGGTAGTCTAATCTCCAGGAGCATAAAAAAGAAAGGAAATAGAATGAAGAAAGTTAAATTCTTAAATTTGCAAAACAAAAAGAATAGTTTGCCTTTGTTGGACGGCAGGGAAATAACAGGTGGAGAAGTTTTCGAGGCTTCTCTATCTGATATTCCAGAGGCTTATAGGGACAGGGTTCGGATTGTTGCAACAATAGAAAATAACGTGGTTGAGGAAAAAGAAGAAAAGGAAAATTCTATTGAAGTAGAGAAACCAGAAATCCCTGAAAAAGTAGAAAAGGAAGAAACTACTGTAACAGAAGAAGTGGAAAACCCTACTGTAACAGAAGAAGTAGAAAAACCTACTGTTGAGGATGTTAAGGAAATGAATTTCACACCTCCATTTAAAAAAGTCCATAAAGGCTTTGGCAAATACGTTGTGTTAGACCGTAAGGGAAATGTAGTTGAGGAAAATGTAACGTCCATTAAGGCTGACCAGATTTTGAAGCAAATGAAAGCAGGAGTGTAAGATTATGCGAGTAACAGGGGAAGAAGTTAAGGGAATAATTGATACTGAATTAAATGTGAACCAAATTCTTTCATATATCACTACCTCAAATGTGTATGTGAACCAAAGGCTTGGAAATGTAGGTCTAAGTGAAGACATTTTAAAACAGATAGAACTTTGGTTTACTGCACATTTGATTGCCTCCACGAAAGAACGGATTAGTAAGAAAGAGGAAGCGGGTTCAGCTAAGGTGGAATATGTTGGGACTTTTGGTATGGGATTAACTTCGACACCTTATGGACAGGCATGTTTAAATCTGGATACCTCAGGGGAATTGGCAAAGGAAGGCAAGTTAAATATTAAACTCATCGTACCAAAGGAATAAAGAATGGCAATACAAGATTTCATAGAAAGAGTGTGTGTTCAGAATGCTATATATTGGCAACCAAAAGGGACTGACGGTTTTGGGAAAACAACATTTTACCCAGCGGTTGATATTCCTTGCCGTTGGGATGATTGCACGGAAAAGATAGTGGATAGACATGGTGTTGAGACTGTCTCCAATGCTCAATTACTTGTTACACAGGATATTGATGTTGCAGGATATTTAAAGTTGGGTAAGGTAAAAGATTTGCAAGAATTTGAGAAATCATTTCCCTTAGGAGTTAAGGGTGTTTTTCCAATAAAAAAAATAGAAAAAACACCTGAATTTAGAAGTACGGACAAATTTGTAAGAATTATATATTTATAGGGAATTATGGCTAATAAGATGATGACATTGAAAGGAATTGAAAGAGCTGTACAAGCCATTCAAAAAGGATTAAATAAACGAGTCGATGAGGTCTCAGAGGCTGGTTTAATCAAGGCTTCCATTCTTATTAGAAATTCAATGGCAAAACAATCACCAATAATCCCTGTAGATTTAGGAAATCTAAATGCCTCGTGGTATGTAATTACAAGAAGAAAAAAAGATGTAGGTGCAAGATTTGTAGAAAATAAAAGAAGTAAGATTAATTTTGCTTCTGACCATTCTGCAGTAACTTCTAATGCGTCCTCTATTGTAGAGACTTCACCCACACCAATACTGATTATGGGCTTCTCAGCTCGTTATGCGATGGCTGTACATGAGGGGGTTTCGGCTAAAGGGAATGCCTTTAAATACAATCTTCCTCAATCAGGGGCTAAATTCTTTGAGACCGCATTGTGGAGAAATAAAGAAAAAATTGTTGAAATAATAGCTAAGGAGGTATCCAATCTATGAACCCTGTAAGTGTAGATATTAAAGATATTTTGGTGAAAGAGTGTGGATTTGTATTTGCACAGGATTTATTTATTTCTGCAATTCCAGCAGAACCTTATAATTGTGTTGTTCTTTATGATACCTCCAATGAAGAGATTCAAAATACCTATGATAATGAGAATTATAGATTCGAAAGCATAATGATATGGGTTCGTGATGTGGATTATGAAAGTGCATACGTAAAGGCAAATAGTATTATTTCCGTCTTAAATAACAGGGCTAATTTCGTGCTAAATGGTTCAAGATATTTATACTGTACCCTGCGTTCAGGCATAAATGGAATTGAAGGCTTTGCCGATACAAATATTTTAACCATGAATTTTGGACTGCAAAGAAAAGCAACCAATGAATTTGATACAGAATATTTAACTTTTGAAAAATTAGTGGATATCTTAAAGGAAGGGGAAAATATAACATTTACAATTACACCAGATAAACATATATATATCAATGGAAGTGCAGGGGGACAGACAAATATTACAAGAAGTGATATTATCTGGAATGAATATACTGTTTATATAGGTATTGCTATTGAAGGAACGGAAGAAACAGATGAAAGCTGGAGTATTATGAAGCAAATTAGTAATCCAGAAGGAGATGTTGTATCATTACAAACATTCTCCAATGTAGCATGGTCAAACAGATATACACTTTAAAAAATAAAATAAAATATAATTATGAAACAAATTATCATTAAAATCGACAAAGACTTGGAAACAGGTAATCAGCAAATGGTTATCAATTGTGCAAAAGAAGATGGAAGTACAATTATAAAAGTCATCCCTTACAATCAATTGACAGAAAAAGACACAAAGTTTATTTCTGATTTAGAAGATTTGATACTTGAAAATTACGGAGGTTAATTATGGCAACTTATAAGGCAATATCAAATGGAAATGCTGACACCTTAGCAATTTGGGAATATTGGGATGGGTCGGCTTGGGTTGCAGCAACTGCATTGCCTGGTGCTTCTGACGATGTTTATACCAATAATAATATCGTTACAATCACAACTTCACAATCTTATAATAGTCTAAATAAAAGTAGTTTAGCAAGCCCTGCAATTGCAGGGGGAGGTCAATTTCGGATTGATGGTGCTAATGAAATTACTTTGACAGG